ATGATGGACGCGCGTAAGCTATTGATAAACCTGCTGTATCGAGCTACGGCGCAGTCCAGCGAACTACCGGGCTGGAGTCATCGTGAAACAAAAAAGCCGGCGCAATGTCTGGAATACATCCTTGTGCATGAGCTGACACATCTGTTGGAGCACCATCACAACGTGCGATTTACCGGGTTGCTTAACCAGCACTTGCCGCAATGGCGGACGCTGCGTGAGGAACTTAACGGATCGGTGCTGGCTGAGTTCTAGGCTGCTCGCTGCATCGCATGATCCCATTCATAACGTCAATTTCAGCCAATCAGATCGCCATGTCCCACCAGTGAGCAGCAGTGCAGGTTAGGAGAAAAAATGCGCGACTCGCTGATTGGCATACCAGCGCCCAATCGTAGGCATCTGATCCAGAAGGGTTTTTTGAATTCTCATCCTTGACGGAATTCTCCAGTTAGCTGACGTACGACACTGCAGCCAGGGCAAAACATAACAAGTAGATACGCTATTTAACATAATATACATTATGCGAAGCGCCTTATCTAAACGTCACCACAGGTGACCAGGCTTGCCAGATCCGACACGAACAAACTCGGACGATGACCGTGGGTTGCTGGCAAATGCTGAGACGCCCGCGCCCCCGTACGTGCCGGCTCCGCCGTCCCGCCCGGAGACACCGGCTGTTGCGCTATCGCGCATATCGTTGGTCATACGGTCGGGTTTGGTGTGGTCGAAGTAGCCGTTCTCAACAACCGACAGGCAGAAGTCAAAAGAGACATCGAGGCGGGTGCCTTGCTGACTGTTGCAGCGGCAGCCAGTGGGCGTGCCTTCACGAAGCTTGACCGTCATACGCTTGTAGTTACGGCGGATCATTTCAGGGTCACTGGTCGAAACACAGAACGGCTTAGGAAAAGACTGAGCCTGCGTGAGCTGGTCGTACATAGGAGCCGAAGCCGGCAGATCGGGGATGCGAGGAACCATGTTAGCGGCGTACTGCTCAGGCGTGACAGGGAGCATCTCTGACGGCGTAACCGGCTGGCGTGACGGGGCTTGCTGCAGGGAATCGGCTTGCTCAACGGTTTCGGCTTGCTTTGGCTCAGGATCACCATAGCGCTGCCCGATCTTCCAGATGGCTCCGGCGAGTAGCAAGACGCAAACCAGCAGGACATATAGCGCCTTTGGCGGGCGGAACTTGAAGTGGTGTTCGGCGCCCTCCTTCACCGATTCGTAACAACCGAAATACGTCTTGTCAATGGTGATGCGACTGCTTTCGCCATCGGCAAATTCAAGCTTGCTGCTCACCGCCATTTCGGGTTTCTGAAAGACCCAGCGCTTGATGAACTTGCCGCCGTTACCTCGGTTGTAGTGGATGTGCATGTTACACAGCTCACGCATGTGAGCGTCAATCAGCTTGGGGCTTTGGGTGATGGCGTGCAGTTCGTGACCGTCCTTACGCATGATCTCTAGGCGGCTGGCGTACTCAGGCACCTTGGAGCCTTGAGCACGAACCCGGAACCAGGTCTGCGCTTCGTCGATAACGATGATCGCGTTTTTCGGCAGCTCGAACCACGTTTCGGGGTGATCGAACTCAATCCATGTGGCTTTGATGGCCGGGTGATCAGGCTTGAACTTCGTCACGTTACAGTAGTAGACGGTGCGATTCTCGCTATGCGCTTTATGGTCCACTTCCTTGATGGTGTTGAGCGTTTTGCCGTTGCCCTGCAATCCGGTGCGGAGGATGAACGTAGCCATTACTGACCACCTACAGAGCCAAGCCCGCTCTTAGAACCTGTGGCTTTGTTGACACCAGCCAGAAGCATGCGAGTCGCCACGGCGGAAAGAACGATGTTGATAGCAACGTCGAACTTGAACAGGCCCATCAGCATGGCGATATCAGCAGGAATACCAGACATGGACGCCATTAGCTGAGCCTTAGCAGCGTCCAGGGCAAAGTTGATTCCGACATAGGAGACCATGCCGATTCCAAGGGCGACCAAGAGCTTCTTGGCCAAGGGGACGACTGCGGTAGAAAGCAGTGTGAACAGCCATGCGAAGTGCATCATTCACCTCCAAAAGAGCGGCCGACATAGACCACGAAGAACAGAGAAGCCATTGCCACAACGATGTAGGAAATCATGCTGGCGAAGTCGCAAAGCGGTTGCCATGACAGCGTGATGGTTCTGCCGATCGTGCTGATATACATGGACTTAGGCGTCGGGCATGCGGCGTTCAGAAAACGGGTGCCAGTAGAGAATCCGGCACTAACGTCGATGGTTGATTCACCGAGCTGGTATTCCGATTTCAGGATTTCAGCCTCAATGACCGGCTTAGCCTTCGAGTAGTCGCGGTCTTCTTCGGCGAAGCACTTTTGTGCCTTTTGCTCCCTGAGAATCGCGCATTGAACTGCATCGCCAGAACATGCAAGTGTTGCTGAGCACAGTTCGCCAGCAACTCCGGACTCAACGCATTTGTTGGGGTCAGTGGCAGGATCGCAAGTGCCGGGTTCCTCACCTGTACCGTCACCAGTGCCATCGCCGGTACCGTCGCCATCGCCAGTACCACCATCAACAGTGCCGCCATCGCCACCATCGCCGCCTGAACCATCATCACCACCAGAACCGTCACCGGGATCTGTGGGATCGGTTGGATCGGTTGGATCTGTGGGATCGGTAGGCTCAGTCGGTTCATCGCACCCGCCCACCTCGACAGCAGGGTCACAGGGCTTTGGCGGTTCCTTGCTGCAGAACGTGCCGTTCCAGACGTAGCCAGATGGGCAAGCATTAGTTTCATCAGGCGGTGGCGTGTCATCGGGATTCGTGACGTCTGAAGGCGCCGCAGGGGCTTCACGAGGTGATTCGCCACCGGTGCATTGAAAGCCAGCGCTGGCGTACTGGTAGGAGCAGAAGACGCCAGAGGGATCGCCTGATGTGTACGCATAGCAGTTGGTCGGTGCAGAGTAGCCGAAAGCATACTGGCAACTGTTTGCGCAGACACTTCCAGGCGGTTCTGTAGATGGTTGGCCTACAGCAGACCTCAGACGATGCTGATGAAGAATGGTCTGTCCGTTAGTTGATTCGCAGGGATTAGGCGTTTCGCACGACCCTGATGTCACATTATATGTCTGACCAGCCGGGCAAGCAGTGCCGCCGCGCGCAACAATGACAGATGTCGGACTCCCCCACGCATTTTTGTAGTTACATCTGCGCTGTGTAGCACTTTCAACTGTGATCCCAGTGCCAGTTGCCCTATATGCTTCGAGCGCATTACAGGCTAGAGAAGGACTAGACCACTGGCCAGAAACGTTACCCTGCGAAAAATACCAATAATAATCAACAGCCCACGCGGCGCTAGATACGACCAAAAAACAGAGTCCACATAGCAGCCGTAACAATGATGAGTAGATATTCATTATAACCAAGCCCCATTTCTTAACCCTCCAAGAAAAAGGGCCCGGAAATCCGAGCCCTTGTTAGTTGCTACAGCAGTTACAGAGCGCGGCGCATGTACTTGAATGCAGCGATACCAACGATCACGACCAGGACAGCGCCGCCAATGACAGCAGCATCGGTGCCAGCGTCGGTCATTGCGGTGGTTACTTCAGCCGGGACAGCAGCGAAGGCCGAACCAGCAACCAGGGAGGAACCGGCAACAAACAGGGCTTTGAGTTGTTTCATGGGTGTTACTCCTTAAAGAGAAAGTGCTTTCTTTGCAGCGAGGACACCGTAAACAGTTGCGAACAAAACCAATGCCATCCCGGTAAGTTCTACAGCGTCTGCGGTGGACATGGGCGGTTGCCCAAGTTCGTCTTGCGTGACAACGGTCAGAGTTCCAGCGCAGGCAATTACGCCGTCTGCGTTACTGGTCCAATCTCCGTCGCACGCAATTAGGTTCATCGTTAGTTACCGCCAGCTACAGCAGCAGGACGCGGTTGTACGCGCTGAACTGGTAGAGGCAGGCCGTCATCCGAGAGCCAGAGGTCCATGCCGAAAGCAGCGCCCGTTTTGGACTTCCACGCTTTGGCATATACCGGAACGGCTACTTGCTGACCGATGTACTTCTTGTAGGCGTTTTCAATGCCGGAATCGAGTTGGCGTTTGGAGACCTTCAGGCCGACCGACTGTTCGGTTTCTTGGCCGAATTGATCTTTACCAGGAGCAGTAAGCACCAGGTAGTGTTCGATGATGCCATTCATCTTTTCTTTCGATGCGATGCCCTTGCACAGGCCCATTTGTACCAGCATGGTGATTACCTCGGTTATGAACGGGCCCAGCGCCCGAGAAAGTGAATTGCCAACAGTCCGCACATGGTTACGACCAGGACGTTGATAGTTGCGATCATCATGCAGCTTCTACGTCAGCTGGGGAAACGTTGGGCCGGCTGGCCCGGTTGGGAAACGGCACAGTGATCGTCTTCTTCTGGAAGCCAGGAGTCTTCGATCTGCTGGTTAAGTTCGTTTTCACAGGAAGCGCAAAGAGGCACTTTCTCGCTATTCAGAAGTTCACATGGCGAGCACTCAGAAGCGCAGCAGCACCAATGGCATTTGATAACCAGGCCTTCATAAATCATCATGCAGCCTCCACCGATGGCTCAACGTACCAACCAGGACGTTGAGCGCTAAAATCAACTTGCAGGAAGCGCAGGATCGGAACAACGTTGTTTTTCTGGTCGTCCATCTTCAGCTTCTGAAGTGCAGCCTTCGAAAGTCCGCATTCGCAAATTTTGCCAACGTGATCGTAAAAAGTTCGGCGGGACATGGAATCCATAGTTTCCTGCCAGCCGTAATCTTTAATACTCCGATATGTGCGAAACAGGTTGAGAGCAACTGTCTCGTTAGCAGGTCCGGGCACAAACACAGACGGGATAGTCGAGCCAGTCGCCTTATCAATCTTGGCCTTGGTCCACCGACCGCCCTGTTTGGTGAACTTTGCTTTAAGTGCGGCCAGCACTTTTTCGTCGTTAATTACTCGCATGGAGATACCTTCAAAGGCCGCAAACAGTTCTTTAGTTACTTGTTCCCAACACCACTGAATAAAACAACTCCCCTGATCTTCCAGCCGTTCCTGGTAGTCGCAAAGGGCCCATAGATTCGTTGGGATGTTTCTGCGTTCGAGCCAGCGGTGCATGACAGTGGCTTCGAGACGAAGGAGGTTTTCGGCCCACTCCTGGAGCGCAGGGTTCTGGAGAACCGCAAGCAGCCGATGGGCTGCGAACGCCTGGGAGGGAACGAAATTGGCACCGCCGTAGGCTCTGGCTGCCTTGATGGCATCATCGAGCTGGCGGCGAAACTCAGGGCCCTTGAGATACGCCTTGAGCTTGCGAAGGCGGGTTTGGTCCTACCTCGATCCGGAAGGGTGGCGAAGTCATGCTTAAGTGGCTGGCCGGCTCCTACCCGAAGCTTTGGGCTTTGCTGGACTGGCAGTCCGCCGAGGTCTACGGGATCGACTGCACCTATTCTGCCCGTCTGCCCGATCAGCGCACCGCGTTACAGCTCGTCCAGGCGCTTCGCGGTGTCAGCAACGGCCAGACCCGCAACCGTGGTGACGACTACGAAACCACGGCTTATTGGGGCTCCAAGGAAACACGTTGTGCCCCTGGAGGAGCTTCGCAGGGCTGGCTTTCAGCTCGACGCCGGGCTGGATGCGCTTGCCGAGCGACTGGTGGAAGACCTTAAACGCCAACGGCGTGAAGCCGGTGGAGAGAGATTCCCAAGCGTGGCTTATGTCCTCGACCTGATAACCACCCTTCCCGTCCGACAGGACGCTGGTAGCACGGAGCGGAACGCCCAGGGCTTCCAGATCGACCATAAGCAGTTCGTTGCCGCGCTTACCGGTGCTGGTAGCGATGGCATCGGCCCTGAATGGTACGAAAAGGTGGATTTTGTCGAGCACAGCAGAAATCCCTGTCAAGCCCCCAAATGTGTACGGCTAAGGTACGATATTTGTCTGAGCGCTGGCAAGACACTTTTGTCGTATCGATGGTCTATTTATCGGTTATGTATATGCGTACAGGAGATAGAGTCAGATGGCTGATTTAAGCGACCCAGGCAGAGCAACCATGAGCGTTGGCGAAAACATTAGGCAAAAGCGTGAATCAATGAAGCTGTCCCAAGACGGACTGGCAAGCCTGATCGGATCGACAGCGAAGACCGTCGCCAGATGGGAGAGTGATGCGAACTTTCCGGGGGGTGATGCCATCATCAACATGGCACACGTTTTTGGCTGTTCTACAGATGAAATTCTGCTGGAGCGAAGCGAGCGAGAAATCTCACCGGAAATGAGGGCGCTGTTCAGACGATTCGGCGATCTACCGGATGAGCTGAAGCCCATGGCAAGAGGAATGATCGGAGCGATCCTTGCCAGCCTGGAAGAAGAAGCAGCAAGAAAAACGGCAGCATAAAGACATGAGAAAGTGCAGCCATTGCACAAGAGTCCACCATTAGAGATGGTGGACCCGGCTGCGCCGGTGAAGCCAAAGCGCCGCTTTACGCTACGGAATTACCATGACCTGACCAGCTCAATTGCTGGCGGTCCTGGGAGAGTGCACGGCAGGCGCTGTCGAGGTAGCCAGGGTTGGTAAATCAGGGCGCGGATTGAGTTTTGAGGGGGACAGCAGGACGGGGACGCGAAAAGCCTCCAGAGGGCCGCTAAGGCCGCTGGGGGCTTTTTTATGGGGCGATGGTTGGGGCCGCTACGCGGGTGCCGTCGCAGGGGCCCAGGAGCACGTCAAAGCGGCGTGCCGGCGACTAATATGCCGCAAGCGGCATGGTCGAGGTTGTCAGAGGTCGAGAATCGCACGGCAGAGGCTCTGAAGGGCTTCCAGGCGATCATCGAAAGCGGTCTGTTCTTCGTTGAAACCGTCGAGCCGGCGGCGGAGCTGGCGAAGCTCGTAAACCAGTCGAGGATAGTCATCGAGCAACCACGTAACGGCGTCAGCACCCTTTCGACCAGGTGCATACAGCTCGGCGGTTTTGATGAGACGAGATTCGAGATCGAGAGCGCAGCGCATAATCGCCGTTACATTAAATCGCCCCTGGTGGCGACGCCAGTTTCCAGAGCCGATTCAACGTAA